CCACACGTTGTTGACTTTGAAAAGTCTGGTATTAAGAACCCTGCAGATGCTCTACGTGCTTTTGTAGAGTCTGGTGGTAGCAGAACAGAAGGTGTGTCTGCTAAGTCTCGATTCGGTAAAGAACGTAAGTATGAGACCTTTGAAGAATTAGAAGCTGCTCTTAAAGATAGCGGTATGGTTGTTAAGACCAAGAATGCTGCTGAAATCTGGAAGCAGTACTCTTCTTCAATGGAGAAAGCAATTCTCAACAAAGAGATGCTTGAGTCTCTTAAGGGCATGCAAGATGTAGAAGGCTACCCTGTAGCTATGAAGATTACAGAGAAGACTCCTATGCCTCGTGAGTGGGTAACATTCCCACAGATGCCTGGTTATGCTTTCCATCCTGACATGAAGCTGCCTATGCAGTTCGTGTTTAATAATACAAACCCTGGCTTGATCATGAAGGGACTCAACGCAGTCTCTCAAGCAGCTAAACGTGCCAACGTTGTAGGTAGCTTGTTCCATGCTAAGTCTTTGGCTGAAGCTTTCTTGTTATCTGACCCTGTTAGATTTGCTAAAGAACTAGCAACAGGTTTTGCAGGAACTAAAGCTGCTTTAAGAGTATTACGTGAAGGTGGCCTAGGCGATAACGTAGACATGTTGCTACGTGAGGGCTTAGTTTTAGAAACCCCTGAAGACGTTACCAGAGGTATTCTGTCTGATATTGGTAGAGGAGCAGACTGGGTATTGAACAGATACGGTCCTACTAAAGATATTAAGATTGGCGAGTCTACTCTGCGTAAAGTAGAAGATATTACTTTAAAGCCTTTTGATAAATTGACTTGGGACTTTGCTGCTACAGGTTTTAAAACTCTTGTAGCTTTGAAGAAACTAGAAGAAGCTAAACTTGCTCATCCTGAAGTAGATCCTAAGTTATTGGCTCGTGAGATTGCTTCTTATGCTAACAATACTTTTGGTAGCTTGAACTGGTTTGAAGTAGGTGCACGTACTAATAACAAGATTCTTAAAGAACTTGCTAACACAGCATTTAATCCTACAGGCCGTAGAAACCTTCAGTTACTAATGTTTGCTCCTGACTGGACTGTATCTACCCTTCGTGCTTTTACTACTATGTTTAATAAAGGTACTGGCCTTAAAGGACTTATCAAGCCTAAGTTAGAAGCTGACTTTGCACGTCAATATCAATTACGTAATGCCATGATTTATGCTACCGTATTGAACGGTATCAATAACATAACTTCTGGTCATGATATCTGGGAAAATAAAGACCCAACACGTATTGAGTTTAGAGATGGTACTTCTATGCAGTTAGCTAAGCACTCTATGGAAGCTATTCACTGGTCTATGGACCCACTAAAGACTGTAACTAATAAGATTGGTTTTATTCCTCGTGCTGCTATTATTGCAACAACAGGAACTGTTCCTGGTTTAGGACCATTAAAAGATAAATCCCTTGCAGGTAAAGCTGCAGCGATTGCTAAGACTGCTGTTCCGTTCCAAGTACAGTCTGCTATGACTGCTCCAACAGGAGAAGAACTTAAACGTGCTGCTTTAGGTACATTAGGTCTACCTGTCTACGGTAAGAAAAAAGAATGAAAATACTAATCATTGATCAATCAGGCTGTGGTTGTGGCCTTTCCTTTGCACTACGTAGTCAAGAGTATGGACACGAAGTTAAGATGTTTATTCGCCATAATAAGGACGGTAGCCGTTCTGAAGTAGGTGATGGCGGTCTTGTTAAGCGTGTAAGCAACTGGGAAGATCACATGAACTGGGCAGACCTTGTGTTCTGCACAGATAACCTATTCTACATCCACGCCCTAGAGCGTTATCGTGATAAAGGTTATCCTATCTTTGGTCCTTCTATCGATACTAATCGTTGGGAACAAGAACGTGATCATGGTGAAAAGATTCTGAACCTAGCAGGAATTAAAACTATTCCTAGCCAGACGTTCAATAACTATGATGACGCTATTGCTTTCGTTACCCAGAATCCTCGTAGGTTTGTATCTAAACCTATCGGTGATGGTGATAAGACTTTATCCTATGTAGCTAAGTCTGCTGCTGACATGATCTACATGCTCATGCGTTGGAAGAAGAAGAACTCCTTTAAAGGTAAATTTATCCTTCAAGAGTTCCGTCCAGGTATTGAGTTTGGTGTAGGTGGTTGGTTTGGTGCAGGAGGTTTCTCTAAGAATTTCTGTGAGTCTTGGGAGCACAAGAAGTTAATGGATGGTGAACTGGGTGTCACTACAGGTGAGCAAGGTACTATTGTTCGCTACACTCAGGATTCTAAATTAGCAGAGCAGATGTTATTACCTTTAGAGGACATGCTACATGGACTTGGTTACACTGGCTATATTGATGTTAATTGCATTGTGGATGATAAGGGTCAAGCATGGCCTTTGGAGTTTACTATGCGTCCTGGCTGGCCTTTATTTAATATTCAATTAAGCCTGCACAAGGGAGACCCTGCTCAGTGGATGTTAGATCTGATCAACGGTGAAGATACCTTGCGTGTCTCTAATAAGATTGCAGCAGGTGTTGTTGTAACTATTCCTGACTATCCTTTCAGTCACATCACCAAAAAAGAAAACTCTAACTATCCTATCTGGGGTATTGACATGGATGATGCCGTTACTGATGTACACCTCTGTGAAGTACAGTGGGGCAAAGGCCCTGCAATGATTGACGGTAAGCTTAAGTTCAATGAACCTATGTTTGTTACTGCTGGTGACTATGTATGTACCGTAGTAGGCTTAGGTGATTCTATTGAGTCTGCTCGTGAAAAGGTTTACAGCACCATTAAGAAGAAGATTGAGATTCCTAACTCTATTGCTTACCGTACAGACATCGGTGAGAAGGTTCAAAAGAACTTAGAAGAGTTGCAATCACATGGTTATGCAGAAGGAGTAGAAAGTGGACTATAGTTCTATTTTAAATAGTTTAATGCAGCCTACAATGGCTCCTCCTACTATGCCTGCTTATGCTCCTGGTAGCGATACACAAAGTTCTGTGGCTGCTCAGCCTGCATCAAAGAATCTTTTAGAACAAGCACAAGACATGTATCCTAAGTTAAAAGGTTTAGATTACGGATATATTGAATCTGAACCTACTTCTAAAGATGACTTTAGAAAACTAGAACATTGGCAACCAGGAGACCCTGGAGATGAGAAGTTTAAAAGACCAGAAGGTGCTCCAGAAGACAAACACGTAATTCAAGTTTTAGATAAAAGTGTTAGGCCTACTGATGTAGCTGGTGATATTGTTTCTCACAATCTTATTAACGATAAAGAAAACCATCCAGAGCTTTATAAGCTTAATAAACAGTTTGAAGAAACTTTAAAGACACCTGAAGCTAAGAAGTCTCTTCGTGAGTTTTATAGAGAAGACCACGAACGAGGTGATAAACGTGATTATAAAGACTGGTTAGAACAAACAGGTAAGCCTACTTATCTTCGTGGTTATTTATTTAATCAATTTCCTGCGTCTGAAATAGATAAACATTATTCTAAAAAACAAAAACAAATATTAGGTAATATGGATAAATATTTAAGGAGCACTGATTAATGGCAAGTAATTTACTGCCTCCAATTCCTCAAGCAGAGATTGGTGAGAACTTTCCTTGGAGAACTTGGTTTAATAACTTAGGTACTTATGTACAACAAGCTCAAACTGGGAATCAAACTTGGTCTATTATCCAAGGTGGTACAGGAGCCTCTACAGCAGCAGGTGCTAGATCTAATTTAGGTCTTGGCACAATGGCACAGGAAAACTCTAGCAACGTGTCTATTACTGGTGGAACTATTACAGGAACTGTAGTACAGCCTAGCAACGGTATTACACGCACTATTACAACTGCTAAGTTAACACCTACTGGTACTAACGGCAGCATGACTTTTACTAACGGTATTTTAACTGCATCTACACAAGCAACCTAATGAAGACTTCTTATCACGGTATTGAACAGATTAAAACGTTTGAAGGCTTTCGTGCAATGCCTTATGACGACGTAGCAGGAAAGCTTACTGTAGGCTATGGACACTTGATTGTCCCTGGTGATGGTTGTGTAGCAGGAAGCCCTATTACTATGGGACAAGCTACTTCTTTATTAGAAAAAGACTTAGAGACAGCAGAAAACTGTGTTAACTACAACTGTCCTAACTTAACTCAAAATCAATTTGATTCTCTTGTATCTTTTGTTTATAACTTAGGTTGTAATGCTTTTGAGCGTTCTACATTATTAAAGCTTATTAAACAAGGCAACATGGAAGCTGCTGCACAAGAGTTTCCTAAGTGGTCTATGGCAGGCGGTAAAGAAAACGAAGGTATTAAAAAACGCAGGATTGCTGAGCAAGACTGTTTTCAACATAACGTTTATAGAGGATAAATCATGCCATTAAAAGCTGGTAGTAGTCAAAAAACAATTTCTTCAAATATCCGTAAGGAAAAAAAAGCAGGAAAGAGTCAAGCACAAAGTGTAGCTATTGCTTTATCTAAAGCTGGTAAGTCTAAAGCTAAAAAGAAAATGAAAAAATGAACAAGACGTTACGTGGAATGCTCCGTTCAAAGACAATGTGGTTCTCCGCATTGTTATTCTTGCTCGGTGCTATCTCGGATAACTCTGTTTATATTCAAGATCTTATAGACCCTAAAGTCTATAGCATATCCATGTTTATTATTGGTATTACGATAAGCTATCTTAGAGTTCTTACCACTAAACCCTTGGACGAAAAGTAATGCCTACTCCTAACATATATGTCAAAATTGCTCTGGCTTGTCTTCTTCTTCTTTCTTGTTTCCTTGGTGGTTATTATGTGGAGCATTTACGATTCGAAGCATACAGGGAGCAGGTCATTGCCGAAGGTAAAGTCCAAGAGCAACACAACAAAGATATCTTAGCACAACAACAACTCATTACTAAGCAGGTAACAGATGATTATCAGAATAAGCTTGATCGCATTAA